GCTCACCGCAAAGGAAAGGGCTGCGTACTTCGCTAAACTTTTACAATTTTTTCGCAAACAAAAATAACCATGACTAATTACTACTCCGGCCAGATTCTTTCAACAGATTCAGATTATGAAAAAAATCTAAAACTAAAATCCATGACCAACGATCAGGTTATGGCAATAGTAAAAGCGGAAGTTAAAATCAAAAAACATAAGGAAGAAAAGCCATTTATAGAATGGTCTGATTTATTAAAAACCAAACTCGTAAACTCTACTAAATTCTAAACCTATGAACCAGTTCCGCTCCCCTGCTTTCATCAAAATAAAACACACCTTACAAACGGTAATCCTTCCTACTCACCTGGAATCATGCAGACAGATGATTGAGAACGCAACTCCGATATTAAGCCGGGATGAGTTGGTGATACTAAAAGAGTACTACGCAACTGCAAAGGATTTGATTTACTCTGTCCACGCTCAGGAATGGGATGAGATATTAACTATTCATCATAGGAATACTTGTGGCGGACATTCAACATATTAACTGGACGCAAAACACATGACACCCCTCCGAAGAACCCTAATAGAAATAACCGCTGGCATGGCAGACGAACCGGCACAGACTATGGAGAGGTTGGAAAGGTATATAACAGAAAGAGAAAACGATGCAGTTAAAACTTACATACTTGCTGGAAGCCCTCGTGCTCTCCCTGAAACAACCCCTGAACGTATGGAAGGGGAGTAAGTATTTTTTAAATAACAAGTTCAGCGAATTCGCAAATCTGAATAAAATCAATAACTAAAAATCAATAATAAATTAACCACAATGGAACTAAAAAAAGCAACACGAAAACAAGTTAAGTTAAAACTTAACATATCCGCTCCATCCGGGGCAGGTAAAACAATGGGGGCCTTGCTTATGGCAAAAGGCTTAGTAGGCGAATGGCCTAAGATAGCGGTCATCGACACAGAGAATAGGTCGGCATCCCTATACTCCCATTTAGGGGATTTCCTCACAATCGACCTATCGGCACCTTATTCCCCGGAAAGGTACATCGAGGCTATTGATATGTGCCTGAAAAATGGCATAGAATGTATCATAATTGACTCCAGTTCCCATGAGTGGAGTGGGGCGGGAGGTTGTCTCGAAATGAACGAGAAGACCGCACAAGTGAGATTTAAGGGCAATACATGGTCTGCATGGTCGGACACCACACCCAGGCACGATGCCTTCGTAAACAAGGTGCTTCAATCGGACTGCCATATCATTACCTGTACCCGGTCAAAAATGGAGACGGTGATGGGGGACGATAAGAGGGTGAAGAAACTCGGTATGAAAGACCTTCAGCGTGATGGCTGGGAATATGAGCTAACTGTATCTCTTTCCATTGACCGGGACACTCACATGGCTATCGCTTCCAAAGACAGAACCAATGTCTTCGAGAAGAAAGACCCCTTCCTGATTAACGAAGAAACAGGTAAACTGATAAAGGCGTGGTGTGATACCGGGGTAAAAGAAGTACCAGCTCCGGCTCCCGTCCGTGAAGTGAAGACAAACGGAAAGCCGCCTATTGCAGATACTTCCATTGCTAACGCCAAAACAGAACTAAACCTGGCTACCAGCTTTAGCGAACTGCAAGCGGAATGGGTCAAACTGCCAAAGGAAGTACAGGCTAATAAGGAGATCGTTGCCTTGAAAAACGAACTGAAGAAAAAACTAACGCCTCAACATTCATAATCTAAAACCAAACAAACATCATGGAGTACATCGGAATTTTAAAACTCAAAGGGGGAACAGTACAAGTCAGCGAGAAGTTCAAAAAACGGGACTTCGTTGTAACAAGCGAGGAACAATACCCTCAGCATATTTCCTTCCAACTGAAACAGGACAGAACGGACATTATCGACCCGATCAATGTAGGGGAGAAGGTGAAAGTGGTGTTCGGTCTAAATGGTCGCGAGTGGGAAAAACCTGACACAGATGAAGTTAAATACTTCAATACTTTAGTTGCCTTTCAGGTAGTTAAGGTAGGGGGAGATAATTTCTAATCCCATCCCCCGGTTAAGCCGTGACCTTCAATGGTATAGGGGAGCAAACATTAACCTAACCAACATGGAAAAAGCAATTTCAACTATCACGAACTTCGTAACCAGTAAAGACGGTATCACAAAGTTCGTCAATCAATGCGTCTCCGAAATAGAAGCCGGGCTAATCGACCCGCTTCATATGAGTATCTATCTTAAAACGATGGAGAAAATAATAAAGGGGATTCAGGCTAAAATCAAAGCATCTGCCCTTACTGAGGCAGAGAAGTATGGTAAGTCGTTTGATTTCAGGGGAGCAAAGATAGATGTCAGCGAATTAGGAACAGAGTACGATTACGTCAACTGCTGCGATGTGGTTTGGAATGATCTCAACAAACAGATTGCAGAGCTTTCAGATAAGCGGAAAGAACGCGAGGCCATGCTCAAAACCATCAAAGAGCCTATGACCCTGGCTGATCCTGATACCGGAGAAACATGGCAGGTAAATCCGGCTATTAAAACGTCAACCAGCGGAATTAAGGTGACAATAAAATAAGTATAATAGTATATGCGTTAGTGCCATACGAAGAAAGAAAAAAAATAAGATGAAAAAGATTTATACCAATAGCAGGGTGGTTTCTCTTTTTTAAATTTTATTTCAGCAACTCAATAATAAAACAAAAACAACAAACTAAAAACAAAATGGAAGTAGAAACAAAAGTTCACATCTACGAGATAGATGGTAAAGACACAGTAGTAGGAGAACTGAAAACTTTGAAAGTAAGAAATGTATGGAATAAAAGTAGATCAGTTGAATTGCAAATTGGAGAAGGAGAAAAGATTGCAGTTCACGAATCAGATTTAATAAAAGCAATAGCAAACGCTACTGGAAACGAAATGCACTAATGGCGCATTTGTATTTTGTCTGTCCACCTATAAAAAACAATAATACAGACCTGCACAATGTAGGCATAGCGACCAATTTGCGGGGCTGTTAAACTAAACACAATGGAAGAATTACTTTACGATTGTAAAAAATGTGGAGGAAAAATCATTAATGGAAATGTATTTATCGGATGCACTTGCAAAGATAGTGAAGATGAAAGTTGGGATGATATATTTTTGAAATACGAAAAAACACTTGACCCAATGACAAGAAGTGGTAATTATCACGACCATGTATTGCAATGGTTAAAAGGTAATTATGATACACCAATCCGCAAAAGCAATGGAACATAACGTTCCTCGGGCTTGCGATGTGCAGGGAGAAAGAGGTAGAAAACTTTGGTAAAAGAAACAAATTGAAAACAAATAATACATAAACGCAAGCAGCCCTGCATATTGTCAAGCCCGATGTTAATGTCTGGGCAGGCGGGCTGTTAAAAACAACACTATGAAAACAGCAGAAGAAATCTTGAAAATACATTTAACAGAAAAAATAATTACAGGGCAGAATAATTATGAGGAAGCGGCAGATGCAATTATACTCGCAATGTACGAATATGCCGACCAATTCAAATACGATTATTCGCAAAGTTGCAAATGCACTGATAGCACAGGTTCAACTTGGTGCTGTAACATTTGCGGGTTGCCCCTTGACAATAATAGCCCATCAAATGCCGAAACAAAAATCATTGAAAAGATGCAAGCAATGTGTATAGAAAGTTTATCTCCAGACACTTTTGAAAAATGGGAGGTTGTAAAAGAATGGCTAATAAAAAACAGGAATATAAAATGAGAGTGCAGGCTGCTGGCTGTACGCAAAATTTATTGCCTGTAACGTCCTGCGGGTATTGCTTTTGTTGGCAAGCAATCCCGCATCATTAAAAGGCTTGACAATAGAAGCAATACCCTGTTATGAGTAGTTGGCTTTGCGGGGGGCTGTTGAAGATGAAACATAAACTAAAACATAAAACAATGGAACATTTTTTTGTAGATGAAGATTTTTTCGATAGTATCGAGGACTTCATGCACGACAGGCAACTTGAAAACACAGAAGAGGTAAAAGAACTCAAAGATGATTGGGAAGAAAAAATAGAATTTGCCGAATTAGAAAAAGTAATTGAGATTGACGATAGTTTGATTGAGGATATTTTTGAATGGTTAATGGACAGGAACGAGGAGAGGTTTCCAGAACATAGTGAAACAACCGAAGCAAAAATTAAAAATGCTTTGAAAGAAAGTATTAATATTAAGAAAATGAAAAAGTTGATGCCCGAATTGTGGTATCCAAATCAAGAGCATGGAAAAATAACTAAACAGGATTTATTAGATGCGCTGTAATATGGTGGTTGGCTGTGGGCTGTTCCCGCAAAGACAATTACTTATAACGTTCCGCAGCTTTGTTTAGTGGCGGATTTGGAACACGAATTTTAATTAACAGATAAAATATAATATGAAAAAACAAACTTCAAAAAAGGCACAAAAACCGCCATTGAACAAAGGTGATGTTAGCAGTAGTGCCAAGCAGAATGATATTAAGGAGATGATATTAGCTGAATATAAGAAAGGCAATATTGTTGTTTCAACTTTTGAGGGATTGCAAGTTGCACCATTGAAAGAAATTATAAAACAGCCGATTGATGGACTGCTTTATGACCTTAATAGAAATGAGGCTGTGGTGCTGACATTCATAAATGACCCGAAATGGATTAATGATTACGCAATGGTGCAAGTGGTAAGGGAGTTGAAGCAACAATTAGAAACGAAAGGCTCATAGGCATTACTGCTAACGGTTCTGTGTTTGCGAGGTTTGACAGAAACCTTTTGCAGACAATAGACGTGAGATGGCAACTCTCGTCAAACACAATGTTAGTGCCAGGCTTTGCGTAGTTTGGTTTTGATCTAAGGGGGCGGCTGTTTTTTATTCTCTTTGATTATCAATGAGTTACATATAATGGCATAAATACTTGCAGTTTTACTGCAATCATATAAAATATTATCCGTATCATTGTATATAAATCAAAACCTACTACCATGAAAACACTAACAGTAACTCCTCCGCAAATTCAAAACTTCATCTACCTTTTAGATGATGCTCCTGCTTTATTACAGGATTTCTATTTAGAAAACTATGATAAGGTTTTCGAGAAAAAGGGTAGTTGGATTATTAAAATGAATACAGCTTGTGAAAAATGGTTAAGGAAAGAATTGAAATCTTATATCAAACATTTGAATGGAGAAATAAAAGAATGTAAAAATCTCGCAAATGAGGATTCTTATTGGATTGATGAAGCACAAGCAAATAAAAATAGAATAAAACTTGCACAAAGGGTTATTGAAAAATTAAACTAATAATTGCCGATGCGTATAACAAAACTCATACGAGTAATGCATTAGCGGAACAATTCCTCTAATGCAGAGGTTGGTGTCGGCAATTTATTTTAAGAAACAACGAATAAAACTGATAATTGAGAAATCAAAAAACAGTAATACTTTGACAAATTGCGCCCAGAGATGATTTGCAAAGGTGTCCAAAATGGACGGAGGTTATGCGGATATTGTTACGCATAACCTCTGAAATAAAAACTAAAATTATGGCAAAGAAAAAAAACAAAGTCGGAGCAAAGAAAAAACCAATCGGAGAAGTGAAACACCGAGTAGTAGTTTTTATCGAACTTGACAGAATAACTGCAAGGGGCGGAGAAGAAGCAATGAAAAAGCACTTATATGAATCGGCTTGATGCCTTTTGTATTGGCTGTTCGCCCCTTTGAACTCAAATACAAATTGGCAATAACGGTTCGCAGCCTTACGCAGGGTTTTGCATCCCGCAGGAATAAGATGGCAAAAACTTGCGTAAGGGTGATGTTAGTAGCTGGCGTTCAGGGGGTGGCTGTTTAAGATGTGAAAGGGAGAAGTCGAACTCCCGCCTCCCAACTACGAGGGAGGTAACTTTTGAATCCTCTACAAAACTGGAATAGAGGCGTTTTCAGGTATCGTAAACCTTTATTTTGAAACACAAATTGAAAAATATAAAAATGAGATTAAAGAAAAAAAGTAAAACACAATTTGGATTTGAAATATTCCAAGCGAAGAACGGAGGCATATATGTTCGGGTATGGAATAGCGTTAGCGAATTATCATTGAAACAGATAAATGAATTGCATATCGAAAGTATGTTTTACGAATTTGAAAACTTTAACCAAGCGGATTATTTGAAGCACTACGGGCTGGGGGCTGTTACCCCCTGAACGCTTGCTACTAACGTATTGCAGCTTTAAGAAGTGGCTGCCTAAACATTACTTCAAAAAAATAACAAGGCGAGGCAGACATTTCTTTAAAGGTGCTGTTATACGCTGAAAATTTAGCCAAATGGAAAGACCAAAGATTGCAAGCATATTAATCCAATGGATTGATGAAAAAGGTGAGGAACACAAATTAAAATTTGATGAGAGTAACTTGGAAGAAGCCGAAACTATCATTGGATTAATGACTGGAAATATATGTGAAGCTGATTTAGAACCATAAGCTCAATGGCTAAATTTTTTGCGTATAACGTATTGCAGGTTGCCGATGTTTTGGAACTATGAAAAAATAAATTGTCTAACGATAAAAATACAAAACTATGAAAAACAAATTACAGAATAAAGATGACAGCCAAAATAGCGGCAACCTGCTGTTAAATACTGGCTGCCCGCGCTGTATTATTTCGTCTTGGGTGTCTGCCCTGCGTTGGCTAAAGTGTCTATGGAATTTCTTAGATTATTTTTTAAATGCTCCCGTTCCAGTCTTTTGTAAATATTGGATTCTATGCGTCTTTCAAATTGTAATAAGCTGTCTGACGACATTCTTATTTCTTTTTTTTCGAGATAATTATCTTTAATGGTTATTAAAATGATTGAAGATATAATACTTAGAGAAACTGCACCCGCTTTCTTATACCCGCTGTTATGGGCTGGGTGGCGCGGCTGTAAATTTTGAAACAATGAGTAAAGTAATAACATTTAGCAGAAACTTTCCAGCATATCACCCGAAGCGGGGACAACAAACATTATTTGTGGAAAAATTTTGGAGTAGTATTTATGATGAATATAGTGATAGCAAAGAGTTTCGTGATTTATACCCATCATTTAATTTTGCACTTCACAAACTTGAGCCAAAGCACCATACTATACGAGCTGGTAACAGATGGAAGGTGGGAGATAAATTTTCTCCAAGATTTTGGAGCGGGAAGCCATATCGAAGCCATCAAATATGTATCGCTCCTACTATTTTAATTAAAGAGGTATATAGATTCGAAATTTCAATAAATGATGGGTACGCCTTTTCTCAAATAGAAATTGATGGAAAAAGAGTTGGAGAAACAGAAATGAAAATCGTAGCAAAAAACGATGGATTAAATTACGAAGACTTATTAGCATGGTTTCAATTTCCTAAACCATTTCAAGGACAAATTATATGTTGGAATGAAAATATTAAATATTAATCGCATGGTGGTTGGCTGCTGGCTGTTGCGCCTAAAACAATTACCTATAACGTTTTGCGGGTATGAGAAGTGGCGAAATAAAGGTAGATGTTATGAGAACAAAAACAAATAAACAACAATATAAACCGACTGGCAGCATACGCCATTTCTTATACCCGCTGTTATTGGCTGGTAGGCGCGGCTGTAAATTTTTTAACTATGGAAATGGAAATAAAATCAACAGAATTAAGAATAGGAAACTACTTAGGTTCTATTCACGAATTATTAATCGTAGATTCAATTCACGATTACTGTGCGTATGTTAATTTAGTAGAAACCGATGCTGAAAAATTCATAATTACTAAAAATAATAATTTTGTCATTAAAGAAGTATTGAAATTTGCAGACGTAATTCCGATAACAGAAGAATGGTTAATTAAATTAGGGTTTATATTAACCTCTGATGGACATAGAAAAGAATACCAACTTGCAGATAAAGCCAAAAACTGGTTTATGATTGACACAGCAGACAACGGAATAATGTATAATTATCATATTGACTGCAAATTAAAATATATACATGAACTTCAAAATTTATACTATGCACTTACGAAGGATGAGCTTGTATTGGCTGCTGCGCCACCTTGCCCATAACGCATCGCATTTTTGCGCTGTGCCGATGATAAAGAGAAAAACTGATGGGACAGATACAAATAAAAAACAATAACTCAGACCTGCACAATGTAGGCATAGCGACCAATTTGCTGTTATGCAATCGTTGGCTTTGGCGGGGCTGTTAAAAACAAACACAATGAAATACTACAAATGCGATGGATGTTCAGAAGCAGAAGCAGAGGATTTAACTTACTGGCTAACCATTGGAACTGCTGATGGTGGAAACAAATTATTTATCAAGAACAATACTCATTTTAAAGGATTGATAGAAGCAAGCTCGCACCACGATATGCACTTTTGCAGTGCAAAATGCTTTATTAAATATTTATTTGGTGATGGGCTGGCTGTTACCGCCAAAGACAATGTTGCATAACGTATTGCAGCTTGCCGCTGTGCCTGATTATGAAAACTAAATTGTCAAACTAAAAACTAAATATACTATGAAAAACAAAACATCAAACTTAAACGTCAGCAGGCATAGAGGCAAGGTGCTGTTATTGGTCTGGCTGCCCGCGCTGTATTTCATTTCTTGTCGTCCGAAAGTCCGTAAGCTTCTTTTAATTTTTTTACATCAATTACTTTGTCCGCTGTCCCAGTTGCCTCTATTATTGAAGCGAATAGAAGTGTCTGTCCTTTGGTTATTGATTGGTGTGATTTTAGGGCAGATGCTATATCCTTGTGATGCTCCAAGAAGTCTACGTTTATTTTGGATTGTCTGTCTAAATGAGAGATTATCCTTTGATAGGCATTATTAATAATATCAATAATAAAATTATACAACAATATGGAACAAAAAATAGAAATCCTAAAAACAAAATTCTTGTCTAACGGACTGTTGTCAAAGAAAGCGCGTATTAAAAAATATGTCGCTAATGTGTATCGAAGGTTAAAGAGCAAAAACTTCCATGCGTATGAAATAAGTTTTTTCGGAGGAGGCATGTATTTTTTTAAGCTGTCGAAAACGGATTTACTTAGTGAGCCGATAACTGCCGATAAAATTATTTGGATAATTTGCTCTTTTGTCATTGCGAATAGTTTAATTGGAATTGTCGTGTCGTTTGCTAAATGGTTAAAGGTCGTCTATGCAAAATAATTTATTGTCTACCGTCTGTGAAGTTGTCCGGCTGTTAAGCGCGGGCAGCTTGCCAATAACGATTACGGGTATGGGAAGTGGGCAAACAACATACAGGGCAATAGAAAAGGGTTTGACCATTTACTATACCCGATGTTAGCACCCCGAAGGGAAAGTTCAGTTTTTCTTTTTCGCCTCTGTATTCGCATTGTTAATAAATAAATTTCTTCATGTGAAAAGAATTGTGTAACATTGTGTAACCTTTTAACACGAACTAACGTATAACAGGTATAAACAAAAACCAAACACTATGAAAAAGCCATTCACAATAGAGCAAATGTTAATTATATTGGGAAGGATTCCTAATCCCTATTTGATGGAGCCATTAGAAATCCAAAGAGAGAAGTTAGAAAAAAGAGTTGAAGAACATCAACTCAGAATAAACAAAATGCAAGGTAAATTAAACTCTATTTTCAAATGACAAAACATCAAACATTCAGATTGGAAACAAAACTTATTGAGGGCGCAAATAAGATTGTTGAACGAGATAAGAAAAAAGGAAGTGGTTTTATGAGTATATCGCAACTCTACGCAACTGCTGTGGCTCGGCTGTTGGCTGTTGAGGCGAAAAAGAAAAACTGAATTGGTGCTAACGCTTTGCAGATTTGCGAGGGTTGGGACTTTTACCACAAAATTAAATTTGAAACACAAAATTATGGATTTACTAAAAATATTATTTGAAAAACGACACCCCAACTCTTGCAAATGTGCTGTTAGTGGCTGGGTGTCTTATGATTGGAATAAACCCGAAACACGACCAACTAAATACGGTAAATACTTTGTTCACCGTAAAGATGGCAAAACACATTGGGAAACTTGGAATGGTTCGGGTTGGGCGTATAATGGAAATGTAATTACGTTTTGGATGGAGGTTCTACCACCTTGCCACTAACGGTTCGCAGCTTTGCGAAGGGCGGGATTTGAAAGATAAACTTAATTAAAAACGAAAAATTATGATAACAGAAGAAACTAAATTAGAAGCACAGAAACCCGCCTTTTGCAAAGGTGAAGTTAGCTGCCGTTTTTGTAAGCATTTTAAAGAAGATACAGAATATGCAGACTTGGGAATGTGCCAAAACGAGGAAGTGATGAGTAAATTGATATTTTCATTTTGCGATTCATTTCTGATAGATGCAGATTTTGGATGTAAGTGGTTCGCTAAAAATGGCAGCTAACGGACAAGGCTTGGAGCAGTTTGACATTTTACCTATGAAAGAAAACGAAATATCAAAATGGCAAATTGCTACCAAGCCTATGTTAAGCGTCTGTATTTTTTTGTACTAAAAGGGGGTGGCTGTTAATTGTAATAATATGAAAACTGTAAATAGTATATCGGGAGGAAAAACATCTGCTTATGTAATGGCAAATTATCCAGCAGACTATAATTTATTTTCGCTTGTGAGAATAGAGGATATGAAATGCAAATTTCCTGATGAGAAAATAAGGCTTGAAGTTGAGGACAGAATACAAAAGCCATTCATAGCAACTGCCGAAGATGATATGATTATTTACACGATGCTTGACTTGGAGCAGTATTTGGGAAAGCCGATAACTTGGGTATCAGGAATTACTTATGACCAAGTGATAGCCACTAAAGGAGGATGGCTACCAAATAAACTGCATAGATATTGCACAAGCCATTTAAAAATAGAACCGATGTTTTATTGGTGGGCTGAAAACATTTGCGAACCAGTTGAAATGCGAATAGGATTTAGAGCCAATGAAGCGAGCAGAATGGCAACTACAATGGAAAAGTTAAATGCAGATGGCATGATAGAATTTAATGCCACATTCGGAAAGCATACCGAAGGAAGCCACAAAGGAAAAAACAAATGGGAATTAGTTGGCTGGCAATATCCGAAATTCCCATTGATTGAAAATCCAACTTACAAAGATGCGATAGTAGAATTTTGGAAGGACAAGCCAGTAAGATTTGCAGAGTTAAATAATTGCGTAGGATGCTTTCATAGAAATCCATTGCTACTAAAAAAGATGTATGATTTGCACCCAAACAAAATGCAATGGTTTAACGACCAAGAAAAAATAAAGATGGGCAAAGACAAACGAGCGTGTTGGAGAAGTGATACAACTTATGAGAAGGTGAAAAATTATATGCCACAATTTGAATTAGAATTTGAAAACTTTACTGAATGTGATAGTGGACATTGTGAACTATGAGCTTGTATTGGCTGGGGGCTGTTACCCCCTTTTAGTACAAAAAAATATTGCGCTTAACGGTTGCGGGTTTGAGAAGTAAAAAAATACCAAAATAAAAATGAGAAAAGATTTTTTTATTTCTTCAAACCCGATGTTAGCAGCAGTAGCATACGATACAGTTCATTCGGAGAGAAAAAAAAGAAAACAATAATTTTTTAAGGTGGGGTGCGGTGGCATCTTTTATTACTAACAATTAAAACTATAAACAAAATGCAAATCAAAACAATCAAAAAAGCAATCAAAACAAAAGTAGAAGAATGGTTAAAATCCATTACTGATGCTGAACTATTAAAAGAAGTTGAAAAAAATCTTCTTGTATCTGGTGGATGTATTACGAATATGTTTCTCGGAGAAGATGTAAACGATTATGACATTTACCTAATGGATAAAAATGTTCTTGTGAAACTTGCGGAATATTACTGCAAAGAATTTCCGAACATAGAAATTATGAAGGGATGGGAAAAAGAAAAATTGTTATCGCAATTTACGGCAGAAGGAGTTGATGATGATTTTATGTTTGCTAAAAAAATAGCAATAGATAATCTGAAACCCGAACAAGTGAAGTTATACTTTGATGAAAAGAATGGAGGCATAAGAGTAAATGAGGACAAAGAAAAAGCGGCAGGGCTTTATGTGCCAGTTTTCTTTTCTCCAAATGCAATTTCATTAACCGATAAAATTCAAATTGTATTGCGGTTTACAGGCGATGCGAAAGCGATACACGAAAACTACGACTTCTTACACGCAACAAATTACTACACAACAAAAGATGGGCTTGTATTAAATCAGAAAGCACTTGAATCAATACTTACAAAACAGTTAATGTATCAAGGCAGTAAATATCCGCTTACCTCAATCATAAGGGTAAGAAAGTTTTTGAAAAGACAATGGAACATTAACGCTGGCGAATTGCTGAAAATAATGTTTCAGATTTCAGAACTTGATTTGAAGAACCCGAATGTTTTGGAAGAACAACTGATTGGAGTTGATGTTGCTTATTTCGGAAAGTTGATTGAGATATTGAGAAATGCAAAACCCGAAGGAGGATTGACAAGCGGCTATCTAAATACAATTATTGACAAGGTATTTTCTGAATCAGAAGAAACACTTTAAAAACCTTTTAATTTTTTGAAAAAAAATATGGGAGCGTTGGCAAAATTATTGTTTTCTTTTTTTCGTTCAAGTTACCGATGAACTTAATTAGATGCACGGCTATTGCTGCTAACTTGTAAATACACGCTATAAACGTATAGCCATATTGTGAAAATTCTAAGAAAAACAAAGGTGTTCAGATTCAGCGAAATCACATACGAACTACTCGAAAGAGCCAAAAAGAATCACATACCTTTAAGTAGATTTGTACGTGAGGCTATTTCAGAAAAATTCGAAAGAGATTATCCAATATGGATTAAACAACAACAAGAAAATAATATTGAAAAACTACCATTCTAAAATGAGACCAACACCGGAAGAATATGAAAGCATGATGAACATCGACTATATGTTCAAGAGAAAGAAAGAAAAGAATGACAACGCTGAATTGCGCCTACAAAAAAAACTATGCGAATATCTGCAAACTCATTACCCGGATGTATATTTTATCAGTGATGCTTTAGGATTATTTGTCTTACCATCTATCCGGCAGACATTAAAGGCAACCAATAGCAATCACAAACATTTGGATATTATTGTGCTAAAAAAATCAGGAATATATTCAGGACTTGTACTCGAAATCAAGAAAGAAACTCCATTTAAAAAAGACGGCACACTAAAGCAAGATGAACACTTGGAAGGGCAACAGCACTCAATAAAAAAACTAATCGTAGAGGGATTTAAGGCTATGTTTATCTGGGATATGAATAAAGGGGTGGAGGAGTTTCATGAATATTTAGGGGAGCCTGTTTCAGATAATATACCACTATTCTAATATGAAAACTTTTAATCTACTTTGTCAGGGATCGGTACTTATTTATAATAGACCTTTGTCCTTCATAAAAAAGATGGAGGCTACGTATAAGAAACAGGCGCAGTATAGAGGATGCACTTTTTCCATTAAGTATAACTCAACAATAAAGTGAACGAAGAGCTCGTAAATAAAGTTATTCGCGAACTAAACAACCACGAACGCCTCGCTATGCGTAGATACAAATTCCTTAAGACCATGCCGAAAAGCCTAAGACCCATTGAGTACGCTGAATCCCTGGCAAGCTGGGAAGAGGCTATAAAACAATTCACCAATCTAAATAAATCATGAACAACCAACTAACTCTTTTCTCTATGGCAGACACTAACTCTATGATCGGACACCGCACTATTGACGCGGGATGCGCCTACGAACCCACCACGCACTTCCCGGATAAGCCACCTGTTGCTGAAATTATTATACCACGATTCGTAATACCGAAACCTCAGATACTCGCTTTCATTACCTCGCAACGGGAACGGCTGGAGCAGCTATATATTAAATCCGATACCAAGGTACACAGTGGAGCTACTCGCAGTGCGTTTCATTGTTGATAAATTAATTCGACCAACGCCTGGTTGGTTGAGGGGAAGGGAGTATATTTGGCATGTAAACGGTCACAAACGGTCAAATGAAAAGCACTATTTAACTTATTGATAAATCCAAAGGGGGAGGCTTGCGTTCCGATTTCTTGACCGTTATCGCGTAGGCTGAACCCGATGGGCTTTTTTATTATGCGTATATTCTTCGGTAAACATTACGGTAAAGACACATCGGAGGTAGACAGTGGATACCTTCTTTTTATTATTGAGAAATTAGAATCAGCTGACTATTCCCTAATTCAATCCTGCAAAGCTGAACTATTCTCCAGGTTAAAACTCGATTGGCAACCGCCAACACCGGAAACGCAGCAGATTGAAACCCTGAAAGCAAAACTACAAAAGTCTCAGGCCGAAGTAGCATTTCTCTTTGACGTTATCGGTATGTCCACTATCTGTAAAGGAAACCCATATATCATTGACGGGTATCTTCACAACAGAAAATATATGTACGAAGTTTTTAAGCAAATAAAAGAGGCTAACCAACAAAACTAAAAAATATAATTATGACACAAATTAAAGCAAAAACTATGTCTGAAAAAATGGGATTCAAAGACACAGACAAAGGAAGTCCAGAACATGATAAAATTCAGATTTGGTGCCATGAAAATATTAGGCAAATAATTTCTTCTGTATTTCCAATTAGAACAAAACAAAACCCCGAATATAAAATACAATCATTAACATGGGAGTATCCGGTAATTCAAAGTGGATACAATAGCAGTAAGTTTATTGTTGGTTTTATTGATTTATTTATATCAATATCAGATGCGGATTTTTATGCACGGATTTTTATAGAAATAAAAACAAAAATACCTTCAATAGGGGAATTAATTAGACAAATAAATTTCTACAAAACCTATGCTAATCCCGACAATAGAAAAGAGATAGCTTTTATTGTAATATCTCCTGATGATTCATTTAAAAATATATTGTCAAGCCAAAATATATATTTTTTCAAATACGAAAACAAAGATATTAATATTGAAAAAGTATGAAAGAAGAAAAATTCAACCTTACCTTTCATCCAGTAGATTATTGCAATGCTTTCTTTTCATTCGAGAAAATATTTGACAATGATAAGACTGCGTTCATAAGATCAACCACGGAGGTATCTTATCCAAACCCCGAAGACTTACAGGATGACATGAATAAGCCTACCTATGTTTACTCTGAGCAAACAGGAAAAATATCGGTAATGAAAGCAAACCCTCACAGAATTACTCCGGGTGAAATAATATCAAAGTTCCACCTTCTTACCCATGTTAAATTCAAAGGAAATATACATTCATGCGAATCCTTCATCCTTTATAAAATAATGGGACTTGAAATCCCATACGCCCGAATAGGAACAGATTATTATTTTATTGAAGATAAACCTGTACGATGGGGAACGAACCGAACTATTAGTATTTGGAAGAAGGCTGAGATAGTTGAAGATCACTCAAAAGCTGCATTAAAAATAATTCCCAAATACAATGGGTTTTGTCTTGAGCCGGATAACTTAAACTACTCACCAACTCACGGTAAATACTACAATCTATATTCATCGTTCCCTCATACGCCAGCTAAAGAACCTGTTTCAATATCTGAAATACCACACACAATAAATTTAATTAGACATATTTTCGGAGAGCAGTTCAATCAGGGATTAAAATACATGAAGGTTATTTATGAGAATCCAAAACAAATACTCCCCATTCTTTCAATGGTTTCTAAAGAGCGAGAGACTGGAAAGACAACCGTTATAGATTGGTTTCAAATGCTATTCGGGGAGAACTGCGTACTCATAAAACCTTCTAATCTTACCTCGGACTTCAATCTTTCGTTCGCTACAAAAAATATTGTATTGGTAGACGAGGCATTTCTCGAAAAGAATTCAGGCATAGAGAAACTAAAATCTATTACTACCGCTAAGAATATGCTCGTAAACCCAAAGCACGCAAATGAATACTCTATACCATTTTACGGTAAGGTTATTCTTTGCTCAAATAAAGAAATTGACTTCGCTAAAATTGATGTTGAAGAAATTCGTTTTTGGGTTAGAAAATTAAAACCAATAACAGGTAAAAAGAATGTGAATATACTTCAAAACTTATTTAATGAAATACCTAAGTTCCTTCGATACCTTTTACAAATGCCTGTTATTGATTACGAGAACCTTGATTCAAGAATGGTGTTCACCGCAGAGGAAATAGGTACGCATGAATTATTAAAGGTTAAACAGGACAGCCGACAAGTATTCATTAAGGACATAGAAATACGCATTAGGGAATTATTCTTTGAGAAGCCCACAGAGGATGTCTTATATGCAACATCAGTAAATATCTATGATCGTTGGTTTAAAAACAACTCATACGCATCACCATCGCTAATAAAAAAGCTGCTCCAGGAAGAATTTAAACTCGATGAACCAAAGCAAAAAAGGTACTTTCCATTTGGTGAGGGATCAAAGGTAATGAACAGGCCATTTGAATTTAAGCGTTCATCGTTCCTATCAGAACAAGAAATAAATGAGGTAATATCAGAAAAAGAAGAATTTTGATAGGTATGTACCAAGCTGAACCAATAACCTTACTACAATTAGGTACATCAATTTTACCTATGAAAAGTACCACCTGTACCATGTGTACCATGCCTTTTGGGAATTGTAGATTAAATACCGACTTCCAACATTCCCAAATATGCTGGTACATTTGGTACATATATATACTTTTTAATTAAATTTATATAGTAACAATAGGGGTGTACCAAAGTATGTACCAACCTTGTACCAAATGTACCAACTAACTCAAAATAACGCTATATTTAAACATAGTGAACCAAAATACGGAAGGATGTATGGATTCCCTAAAACTATTCAACCTACCCCCCCTTCTGATTGAATTATGGGGATTGTAGGGAATTTGTAACTTTGTGTTAAGATAATTCTACTGTCATGTCCGCACCTGAAGGAAATCAATTTTGGAAGCAACGGTCTAAGCATGGGAAAGACACCCTATTCGCTGACGCTCAATTACTTTGGGAAGCGGCTTGCGAATATTTTACATGGTGCGATGAGAATCCGTTTAAGGAACAGGATTTTGTAGGCAGGGACGTAACAGAAATTCATCGCGACAAGATGCGTCCGTACACTATGACCGGACTTTGTCTTTACATCGGATGCAATGAAGCGTACTTCAGGCAATTCGACACAAAAGAAAAACCGGAATTCAGAAAGGTAATTGACGAGATACAAAAAACTGTTTACGATCAAAAGTTCTCAGGAGCTGCGGCAGGATTTTTTAACGCTAACATAATCGCCCGTGATCTTGGATTGAAAGATTCAACAGACATAACCACCGATGGGGAAAAAATAAATATCCCACACCAAGTAACATATAAAGGCGAAGATGTTACGCCAAAAGAAGATGTTTGAGCCAAACGAATTGTACTTTAAAATGTGCAAACTCTATAAAGAAAGAGTTTCCAAAGAATCAAAATTAATTATAGTGAATGCTGGCAGTTCTCGCAGCAGTAAAACTTGGGATTCATTCCATTTGATTGTAACTCTCTGCAGAATTCATAAAAAGAAATCATTAGATATTTATATCCTACGTGATACTCTCGTTAATTGCCGGGACTTCACTATGAAGGAATTTCAGGACTGCCTGAAAGTTATCGGGATATATAATCCGAATGACATGATACAATCTCCGAAGCCTGTATATAAATTATTCGGACATAAAATAAAATTCAGGGGACTTGACGATGAGCAAGCAACGGAGGGGTATCCGTCCGATATATTATTTTTCAATGAAGTTCTCGAAACGAATAAGGGATCGCGCGATGGACTAATAATGCGTTGCAGAAAATTAGTGTTGATGGATTTTAACCCGAAGTTTTCCGATCATGAAGTCTACACACTTGAAAAACGTAGCGATTGCGTATTCCTCCATTCGACTTACCTCAACAACCGACACCTTCAACCATCAGTCAAAAAAGAAATTGAATCATACAATCCCGACATACCGGAGAACGTAACCAACGGCACAGCTGACAAGTACCGATGGAAAGTTTACGGACTTGGTGAGCGATGCAACCGGGAGGGATTGGTATTCCCTGAAGTTACCTGGGTGGATGCCATCCCGGCCGACTGCGATCAGATAAGTTACGGAATGGACTTTGGAATGACAGCTCAGACGGCTATTGTGAAGTGTGCTATCCGATTACGAAAACCAAAGTGCGATTTATTTATTCAGAAATTATTTTACGCTCCGACAGAGAGCAGCGATATTGTTAATCAGGTGCTAACACAGTTACAAATAGGAATAGGCAAGACCCATGTGAACTGCGATAATAATTTACCGGGATGGATAGCCGACCTGCAAGCAAAAGGAAAATATGTATTGCCGACTAAGAAATTTCCCGGCTCACGTGAATACTGGATCACATCAATAAAGAAATTTAATATACATTTGGTGAAAGATATTGATTTACGAAAAGAGCAGGAGAATTTTTGTTATCGTGTTGTAGATGGAAAGCAATTATCGGAAACGATTAAGAAGTACGATCACATTTTATCTGCGACTGGATATAGCGTGGTTTCAGACTTCAAACACATAATAGATAAATAATATGGCAAGAGTATGTAAACCATGTGGATCAGGTCGTTGGCATCTCGGAGTTTGCCGGGCGTGCGAGCTCGTGAGTAAAGATGTACGCAAAAAATTAGTTCGCCTTTGTTCTGTTTGCAAAGTAGATTTGTGCAGTAGTTGTTATAATAATCCGTTGAAGCGTGCAATCGCATCCGTAAAGCAACTCTTTAGTTGAGTTGTATTAAATAATATTTGTACTTTTGCTTACATGAACTTCATTCCAGCTAATGTTAACATATTTTCTAAGTCCTTTTGGCAATTCGGCAGAGATAGGTTTTTCACCAGAGCCGGAAGGTTTCAATCGTATGGGACGGATAAGCCCACAATAGAAATCGACTGTAATGATTCAATGTTTGCTTACAGTCATTGTCCGCATCTTCGCGCAGTCATTGACAAGAAAGCGGAGATGTTCTCGTCAGGTGAATGGAAGTGCATAGATGTGAATGACGAATCAATAGAATTTCCTGATGACGAAGGGCTAAAACTATTGAATGCTCCTAACATTTTACAGTCACGTGAAGACTTTTTATTCCAAGCATCATTCTATAAATCTCTATTCTCAAATAATTTCATTTATAAAATTCAAGGGAGTACACTTGTACTTCCGAAAGTATTGTGGCATTTACCATCCGATGAAATGTCAATCCGATTTCTAAAGAATACTACTTTCTTTGACCAGTACGAACTTGAAGGCATCATAGATAAGTTCATATTCAATTATGGAGGCAGTTATAAATACTACGATGTAAAAGATATTATCTTCAAAGCAGAAAACTTTTCTTTCATGCAAGGAAAGGGTATGAGTAAAATACCTTCGTTGAGCCTTCCGGTGAATAATTTGGTCGCATCATTGAAAACGAGAAACATTCTATCGGTGAACTTTGGAGTAAAGGGTTATATCTCACCTGAGGGAAAAGACGCGCTGGGATCAGCTTTACCATTACGAACCGAAGCCCGCGAGCAAATAGAAAAAGAACTCGGACATCAATACAATCTATTTTCTCCTACCTCAAAGATTAAGATCGTTGATGTTCCGACAAAGTTCAATATCATTTCTATCCCACAGAGGGATATGATGCTTCTCGAAAACGAAGCTGCGGACGCTGCGAACATATGCGCTATGTTCGGAATGGCAAAAGATATATTCCCCTGGTTTCCCGGAAGTACATACGAAAATCAAATCAGAGCGCAAAAGAATACTATCGAAACTACCATCATGCAGGATGCTGATTCGTTTGCTGGAATTATGACAAGTGCATTGCAACCGGCAGTGGGAAGGAAGTATATACTTTCTTATGACTGGCTGCCTATTATGAAGGAAGACGGGTTGAAAGAGGCGCAGGAGGATAAGGTGGAAACAGAACGACTGAGTTTGCTTTTACACGATGGGGTAATTTCTCACGAAACATACGCTCAGCTTGCCGGGGTTGAAATGACAGGGACTAAAACGATTCAGCCGAAAGCACCGACACAAGCACAGCAACAAACGCCACCAACAAATTAATTCATACTTTTGTAAGATGGATAAGCCGGTAAAAGAAATGACGATTGAGGAGTATGCGGAGAAAATGCAAGACGAACAATATTCACGGGAGAAGATAAATATTGCATCCCTTAAAAAATCTATTGATGAAAAGAAGGAAGCGAAAGATAACGAAACGATAATACTCAAAGACAAATGAAACTACCCGAACATAAAACAGTAGCCGAGCGTATCGCTTTTCTTGTTGCGAATAAAAAGGAACTAATCGAACTGAAAAAGGCAGCGATAAAGTTTACGGATTATGTTTCGATGGGTGAATCGCAACCGATCACGAAAGCTCTTAATACGAACTATCAGGATGATATTAACTCAGGCATAATCAAACGTACCATTATCGGGAATACTTATAACTGGATGGATAGCCATTCAGATGTTCATTTGGACGGGACATTCACAAAGTCAATTTCAGAAAGGCAGGATAAAATATTTCATCTTCACGATCACGAGCAGAAGATCACAGCGAAGGTAGGTAAGCCGACAAAGATTTACGAGAAGCAAGTAAGCTGGCAGGATATGGGAGTTAATATGCCAGGGAACACAATGGCTCTTATGATGGATTCCAATATCAGCAAGGACATGAACGCTCAGGTGTTTGGACAATATCTGTCCAAAGAGATCAATCAGCATAGCGTAGGAATGATTTACGTTAAGATTGATTTGGGTGTGAATGATTCTATGCAGAAACAAGAATACGCCACATGGCAGAAACACATCAATCAGATCGCCAACAAAGAAAGAGCAATGGAGCAGGGATATTTTTGGGCTGTCAGTGAGGCAAAGCTGATTGAGATTTCTGCGGTGCTTGCCGGGAGCAATGAGCTTACTCCGACAATAGCGAACGAAACGAAAGAACTACCGGATAAAAAGTCAACAGGTATAGATTACGGCAAGTTGGGTGAACTTATGAACAGCGAATCTAAGGATGAGAAAAGCATCGTAACATCCGAACTTGTTAATAAAGTTTCTGCGCTCCGATTCTGATTTGATGTAGTTTTGTTTTTGAATAGCACTCCTTTCGGAAGAGCCGCCCACCGGCACTCCACACGTTAAAGAAGCCGCACCGATCACGCAACGCCTCTAAACTTTAACGCCTCTTAACTGCCTCTTAAACTAATCTTACCATGACACCCGAAGAACAAAAACAATATGATTCCCTTGTTTCGACTTTTAAAACAAAAGTTGACGAAGGAACAGCAACTCTGAAAACAGAAGTTGCCGAACTGAAAAGCAAAAATTCAGAATACGAATCTTTGAAAACAAAATGCCTTGAACTTGAAGCAAAAGCAAAACTCATGACTGAAAAAGACGGCATGAAAAATTCTGCTGACTTCAAAACGCTGGCAGACGAACTGAACACCGCTATCATTGACATCAAAGCATTGAAGTCAAAAGGCGGGAAGGGCAACACCGTAAAAGAACAACTATACGATTTCATCGAAAAGAACGCTGCAAAGATTCTTGAAATGAAACGTGCCGGTACAGGCTCAATAGAATTCAAGGCAGTTGGTAACATGACTACCGGGTCGGCTACTAATCCTGACGGGATTCCTGATCTGGTTGGTGTTCAAATTGCTCCTCCTACAAATGTGAATTTGAATAGCGCAACAATACAGAGCCTTGTAACCACATTGCAAACTTCCCTTGCTGCTTACGCCTACACAGAATCTCTGCCTAAAGATGGTGACTTCTCGTTCGTAGATGAATGTGAAATCAAACCACAGATTGATTTCAAAATAGAAACTCGTTACGCTGAACCTAAAAAGGTTGCTGCTTACATGGCTCTATGCGAAGAAGCGGTAACGGATATTCCCGGTCTTCAATCCATCGCTTATGATTTTCTTGCTAAGAAGCACGATTTGAAAAAGCAAATGGGTATTCTTTTCGGAACAGGAACAGGTGCAGAACCTAAAGGGGCAACTCTTTACGCTCGTGCATTCGACCCTACTGGACTGAATGGTTTGAGTTTCGTGAACTTCATGGATGTAATTAACGCAGTAATCACCGACATTTACACCACGCATAATTACACCGATGAAATGCCATATCAGGCAAACCTGGTATTAATTAATCCTGTTGACTTCTTCAAGCAACTTGTTGCTGCGAAAGATCAGAACGGATTACCACTCTATCCACAGGCGTCATTGTTCAACAGAGTAGTAATAGGTGGAGTAACAATCATTCCAATGGAGCAGATTCCGGTAGGTAAAATATTTGTTGCAGACATGAGCAAATACAACATTACCAACTATGTATCCTACTCTGTTCGTATCGGATGGATTAACGACCAGTTCATCCATAACGCTTTCACAATCGTTGGAGAGAGCCGATTCCACGCATTCGTGAAGAAGCTGGATGAGCAAGCGTTTGTTTACGATGACATCTGCACTATCAAAGCAGCTCTGGAAGTTGCTGGTTCAAGCTGCCCAGCATGAATAACAACTGATTCGGGAGACATCATCGATACCGATTCAGGTGAACATATCGAAATAGATTAATGAGAAGCCCTCTACGGAAACGTAGGGGGTTTTTTATTTGTATTGATGTAAACGAAAATGATTATATTTGCATTATGAGAAAAAGATTACTACAATACTATATTCCAATTATCGGACTTTTTATCTTATTTAAAGACCCAGATTCTAAAGGCGCAGATGTGCATTGGCTAACTCCTGTCGCCATTGCTTATCATGCATTGCTAATTGTATTAATTGATTTTATTATAGTATATTTTCTAAAATGAAACCCAAACGAGGCAGACCGCGCAAAGAGGAAACGAAGGTGTGGTCATTCAGAGTGCCGAAGAGATTAACCGAGGCGATGCGACAGGCAGTTCAACGATTCATTGATTCTATTATACCATAATGCCCATTGATATAGTCATCCCTCTCGGAAAAGGCTCTCGTTGGAAAAATAATGAGATACGTTTTGCCCTTCGCTCTATCGAAAAGCACGTAAAAAATTACAGGGATATTTATATTGTCGGAGTTCTACCACACTGGATGACCGGAGTGAAGCACTATTCACATGAAGATAAACACAACCATGAAAGGAACATATACGAGAAAATAAAGTTCGCCTGTAACTTGCATTCCCTGTCCGACAACTTCCTGTTCATGAATGACGATCACTTCATCACGAAGGATGTTGACGCTGAAAATTATCCATATCTATATTCTCAGACCTTAGACGAAAAGGTAAGGGGTAGGGGTGGAAAGAACAACTGGCGCGGGGCTGGCGATCCTTATACTATTTCAATTAGAAATACTCGGAATGCTTTACAAGGACATCCCCAAAAGTATTTCGATATCCATACCCCAATTATTTATAACAAAGCTGAATTTATCAGAGTGATGAGTTTAGTTAATTGGAATATCGGTATGGGATATGTTATAAAATCTCTGTATGCTAATTTTTTGAATATCGAAGGGGAACAGGGAAAAGATATTAAAATAGCAAATCCGAATTATAAAGAGATAAAACGCAGGATTGAAGGATCGAATGTATTCAGCATTTCAGATAGCGCGATTGGGCAGGGGCTAAAAAAAGTTTTGCATGAATTATATCCTACCACGTCAAAAAATGAAGCGGTACAATTAGAGACAATGACAATGACAACCGTAATTAAGCCTACTATACAGCAACCAACCGGAAGAACATTCAACGGAGCAAGGGACGGAGTTTATATAAGTCATCAAATCGCTACTGAGATATGAAAATCCACATCGAACATCCTTGGTCAACCGAGGGTAATTACGGAAAGGCAATCAATGAATCGTTTTCAAAGATAGGAGAAGATGACTGGCTTTGTATTTTGGATTGGGATGTAATGTTTATACACCCGGAAAGTATTACGCAAATGTATGAGTATGTTCGTCTGCTTCCCGATGCTGGACTACTCACTTGTTTTGCTACTCGAATAGGACAGCACGCCCAAAGGTGGAACAATAAAAAAAGTGGCGATCCAGATTTTATGAATCATTATCGTCTGGCGGATAGAATCGTAAAAAGAAACCGGAATGGTTATACGCGTATGACCGATTCTATGTCTGGATTTTTACATCTTGTAAGTAAAAAAACATGGAACGAAATAAAATATACGGAGGAGAAAATTTATCTATGGGTGGATGATAATTTCTGCAAACAACTTTACGCTGCGGGAAAAGAAATTTACAGGATGGATGGGATTTATATTTGGCACTCATATAGGTTATGGAAAGACTCGAAAGACAGGGAACATTTAAAGTTTAATGGAAGTTTCGGAAGTGCAAAATGAAAATAGAAACATTGACGGGAAAGCATAAAGGAGAAACTGCATACATAATCGGGTCGGGGAAAAGTATTCAGCATCTAAATGAATCCTATTTTGGCAATGGAATTATAATAGCACTCAATGATAATATTCTCAGGATTGAATCATTGCAAATTCCGCATATTATTTATTCCATGCAGAAAGATAATCCGGGAGGACACGATAGATTTGAATGTAAATGTACAGGGGAACAAATTTGTATTTTCGGAGAATTGGTGAAAGTAATTCCAAAAAGAGCAATACTTTTAGTTCACGAATTAGAATCCAACAACTGTATGACTGAATATCCGAATAGATATACTTTCAACAATGAAAGATTTGGTTATAAATGGAATAAACCAAGTGTATTTTCTTCTGTTAAGGTAGCGCAACTATTAGGATGCTCGCATATTAAATTAGTAAGTTTTGACGCTACTGCTTTAAATTGCAATGGCAGAATACTAAAAGACGGGAGACTATTAAAGGATCATCCATATCATGAAAATAATGAAGGACTTGTTGAAATGTTAAAAATAATATCGCATGAATTTGTTACACCGAAATAATGTTTACCTTTGGATAAATGATTCTCCTCTCCCCCTCCGATTTTGAAACAGGATTCTTTCAGCTGGCACAGTCTATTGCCACTAATCCGGTAATTCAATCGTACATAGACAGATTCGAGGCGCACTATATCAGGAGAATACTTGGCGTACAGCTTGGCGATCTGTTCATTGCTGGGATAGCCGCGAATCCAGTTGATGCACGCTTCGTTAAAATACGCGACCCCTTCACAGCACAGGATTCAGGGTCGGGTCTATGCGGATGCGGTGGAATTATGGAAAGCAAAGGCATGAAGGATACTCTCAAAGGATTAATTTATTACGAATACGTTTCCGAAACACAAGTACGCCACTCGCAGGGAGGCGTAATAATTAATCAGTCCGAAGTTTCTACTAACGTACCAGCTGATAATACTACACGTTTCGCAGAACAGAAATGGAATCAGGCGTTAATATCCGTGGGAGCTATACAATGGTTTGTCGGAAAGCATGATGAAGTGGACTATCCTGAATACAATGGGGTGTGTTTCAAATTCCGATATGCTGGACTACTATGACATTTATGGGACATTCTATACCTAAAGATGAATACGAAGGAAATGGGATTCTCGCCAAAAAGAAAACAAATTATTATCGTATTGGATTATTTATTATTATATCTGGAATATTTTTATTCAGCGCAACAGTTTCGGCAGTCATTTTACTTTTCATTAAATGATCTATAAACGTCCATCCGTTGACATCATAGGCGACATGATACTGTCTATGACTTTCCCTGTTACAATTATAAAAAAAACGAATAACGGAGACGGCACATTCATTCTTGAAGTTGACAATATGTATCACGCCCAGCCTTCGTTTTACGTAATGATCGGAACTAAAAAATATCTTATCATGGATATTCAGCCAGCGACAAATGATGTGTGTGGAGGTTGCTCAAATGATATTATGGTAGTGAAGGGCGACCCGATTACAACCGATACATTCAATATGTACCCGCCTTATTTCTTTCATGGTACACCCAAGGCGTATGTAATTGAAACCGGACAAGAGGGGAATGAATATAAAAAAACTCCCTCAGTTTGGTTTGAGGAGCAGTTCACCGATTCTTACGATGAAAGTCCATTAAGCAGTATTGACCGAGAAATAAAGTTCACATTGTTTTTAACCACGCAATCAAATAACGAATTATGGCTAACCGATGAGGCGTATAAAAAAGCTGTAAACACGATGTTTCGGCTGGCGCAACTCATCATTGAGAAAATAAAATCCATGCCGGAACTTTTCGATCTACGAACTTTGAGATATGATATTGAGAACTTCGCAAAATTTGGGCTATTCGTTCCGAACAAAGGGATGGAAAAGTCATTGATACCGGAGCGCGGAGGTGTTTCGATTGAGTTTCAGCCGTTGGCTATTTGGAAGGGAGCAATAGAAAATTGTTATCCTTGTCACTCAGGGGGAAGTATCGGGTCGGGGTCGGGTTCTTAAAAATAATAAATTGTCGTATCATTAAATTTTTATACTTTTACATAACCAAACACTAAAACCCAAACAAAATGAATTGCCCAATATGTAAATGCGGTGGAACACTAAGCAACCTCGGACATCGTTGCACCACACAATTTGACGAAGCCGTAATGGTTGTATTCGTCCCTACATTCGATTCCACAGGAGCGCAAAACGGAATCCTGAAAACACAAGACCTTAACAAAGCATATTTTGATTCGATGGTGAATCACACTGATCCGACAAAGCGTTGGTATCCATCCCCGAAACTGAAAGAAGTTGCCAACAAAAGAGCTGATCCTCAGTATTGGGAATTCTCTGATCAGTCAAAGCAATTCCTTTTTGAAGGTTCACGGAACTTCACTGCGCTAATCACAGCGGAATCTGGAAGCGGGGCGACTGCACCGGGAATGAAAAAGCAAATTGAATCCGCTCGTTGCTCGGACGGAATCAGCGTGTTTATTTTATCCGTTACCCGTCAGATACTCGGGAATAATTCAGACGACAATCTTTCAATCGTGCCTATTCAGATTGACGAACAATCTGTTTATGCTGGATTTATGTTTTCTTCACAGGTTGATACACAGGCTCAGCACCTTGCCCTGTCATTCAATTTCTCCACAACTGAAAGAGATGAGAACCTCGTTTGGATTAACTGCTCTGAACTTGACGGGTACGACATCCTTTTGATGAAAGCACTGCTCGACATCTGCTATGAGCTGGTTGATATGACGCAAACTTCATTGACCATAAAACTTGTTACAAAGGAAATATTCGGTTCGGCTATTAATCCCTATACTGCAGACGGACTTGTCGCTGCTGATTTCGTTTCATCTGACAGCGCAGCGACATCAAAGATTTACAACGCCACCGATGATGCGGATGTAACGATTACAAGCGTTACCGAACAACCGGACGGAACGTATCTTCTGGCATTCACTTCTCAAACATTGGGCGATGCGCTCGTACCCTATGCTGTTAAAACAGGTTACGACTTCACCTGCATGAAAGAAAACCCTATTGAAGTAAGTTCCTCATAAAAATAGTTGCCATGTGTTTGTAAGAAAGGGGCTCGGAAACGTAGCTCCTTTTTTATTTATATCTTTGCTTATGTTTGAATCATTGAAACGAATAGCAAATAATGTCAAGAAGCTCGACAGCGACAAACTTCTCAAAAAGGTATTCGACAATAAAGGAGTTCAGCAGCAGATAATTGATTTGAACCAAGAACAGCTGCGAGATAGGCACGTTCTTCCGTCCGGGAAGGAGATCACAAGGCAATATTCGGAAGTATCGCAGAGAATCTATGGTAAGCCATCGGGTCCCATTATTCTTTACGACACAGGGGCGTTCTATAATTCAATTAAAGTAAAATCAGAAAAGGAAACAATAATAGTCAAGGGCGACACAATAAAAGACACAGACAATGGGCAGATTGACATCGGTGGGTATGTGGGCGGGAATCCCATCGGACTGGATGAAACGAGTTTATCAGAAGTTCGTCAATTCATTCTGCCAATGGTGCGCGAGGAAGTTCTACAAGCGATATTCAAGTAATTGCTATCGCTCAATAGATACCCTTTGCATCTATAACTGGAATAAAATTCAGGAGAGCGGGAATTTAGCTTGG